GCCGTAACAACGGTGCTAAAGTAAAACTGTTTGGAATAAACAGTTGGACATGGATACCAAAAGAAATGAACAAAGAATTTTTTGATTTCAATTATATCCAAGTAGCAAAGACGACCGTTGAAGATTGGTTTCTTCAACAAAAAGATATCAACGTAGGCAACTATACTGTAGACGGAGAGCATTTTGATGAAATGATTCATAAAATGATTGCTACAGAGTATTTGCCGTCACAATTTTAGAAAGGAACTTTATGTTGAAACAGCAAATGATACAAGCGGCAAGGAAACACGCAGAAGCGGAGATTGAATTGCATAAGACTAACATCGAAGTATATATGCAGAATGTTGTAGGTATTGGTGAGCATTCAGATATTATCGAAACAATTCAAAAAGAGTTAGATAAAATGGCCACTGCTAATGACAGACTTGAAATGTTAGACAAACATTTTGGTGCTTAAAGTCATTGACAAAAACCTAAATAAAGTATATAATAATACTAACTTTGGCAATCCACTGCCTTAACATCGGAGAAACAAATGAGTAAAAGTGAACAAATTAAAGCTCGCCTAGAAGAACAAGGCATACGTTACTGGGCGGGTGATAATATTAGTTTAGTCCTACAGAAGGGCGACAAAGAAGAACTGATTGAAGAACTTACACCTAAGTTTGAATCAGTATTAGATAGTTTATTAATTGATAGAGCAAACGATCCTAACAGTATGGACACTGGTAGACGTCTTGCTAAAATGTATATTAATGAACTAATGGCAGGACGTTATGATCCTATGCCTAATGCAACTGCATTTCCTAATCATGTAGATGATGGTTATCAAGGTATGTTAGTTGTACGTTCAGAACTTAAAAGTGTGTGTTCACATCATCATCAACCAGTAACAGGTATTGCATACATTGGTATTATTGCCGCTGAAACACTAATTGGTTTAAGCAAATACACACGTATTGCACAATGGTGTGCTAGACGTGGTACACTACAAGAAGAACTTTGTAATGATATCGCACGTGAGATTATGAAAGCAACTGGTTCAAAGAACGTAGGTGTTTATATTCAGGCAACACATGGTTGTTGTGAGAATAGAGGCATTATGGCAACTAGCAGTTTAACACAGACAACTGTGCTTAAAGGTGCTTTTAATGAAGATGCGGGTACTAAAAAAGAATTTATGGACAATATTAAATTACAACAGGAGTTTTCAAAATGAGTGACGGACCATTAAAATCAGCAGTTGACAGCCTGGGCGATATGTCAGGAGTTGTTAAGCAAGAGTTTATTACGTATCGTGTTAAAGACGGTATGCTACGCAAAGAAACAACGGTACGTAGGTTCTTTGGTGATGACTATAATGATAGTACGACTACTGAGCCTTTGCTTAAGGTGGTGTCATAATGCCTATTCCAGAAAGAGTATTTGTACCACAACCTAGAGATCCTAATAAAAAACATTTTTATATTAGTATTATAAAAAGCACATTACGTATTGGTGCTTGTGCTATAGCATTGTATACTGGTAGTATTGTTTGGCTTGCAAGTGGATTTCTTATTGCTGAATTACTAGGTATTGCGGAGGAATTATAATGCCAGCTCAACTTAGATACTCAGAAGCATTTTATAGTGTACAAGGTGAAGGACAATATGTAGGAGTACCTAGTGTGTTCTTACGTACCTTTGGTTGTAATTTTCGTTGTATGAACTTTGGTACAGATGAGAAACGTGATCGTTGGGAACAACACAAAGACGGCAAAAAACACAATGCAGAAGTTAAAGCATTGATTGATGCTGGTGTACACGAAACTACAAAAGAATTTAATGACTTGCCTATTATACACACAGGTTGTGATACATACGCAAGTATCTACCCTGAGTTTAAACACTTTAATAAACTAGCAGGTGTTGATGCTGTTGTTGAACATTTACTTTCACTTACTCCAAATGGTAAGTGGGTACAGGACAATGGACAAGATGTCCATTTAATATTAACCGGAGGCGAGCCATTACTTGCATGGCAACGATTATATATTGAATTATTCGAGCATCCACGTATGCAGGACTTAAAAAATGTTACATTTGAAACAAACACTACGCAAACTTTACACGAAGATTTCTTTGACTATCTCAACAATCAAGACAGGATTAAAGTTACATGGTCTTGTTCCCCAAAACTTAGTGTTAGTGGAGAACCTTGGGATACTGCTATTAAGCCTGATGTGGCTAGTCAGTATAGTACTATTACTAATTGCGACATCTATCTTAAGTTTGTTGTCGCTACTCAAGGCGACTTTGAAGAAGTTGAAAGAGCTGTGGAGGCTTACAGAAGTGCCGGGGTACAATGTCCAGTATATCTTATGCCTTTGGGTGGACGCAGTGAAGAATATTCCCTCAACGTTAAAGATGTTGCTGAAGCGTGTATGGCAAAAGGATGGCGATTCACTCCAAGACTACACATCAGCTTATTCGGAAATGCCTGGGGAACTTGATGAAATGTTAAAGGTTAAGAAGCACAACGCAACAAAAGACACTAGACCTCTTGATGAACAGTTAAGAGAAAAAGGTCTACTATAAAGGAAAGACTATGATTGAAAAACTAAAAACTATGTTTACAAAGTCTAAATCAAGTAGTGATGGTAATACTCCTCCTACAAGTAAAGAGGCTATGGAACGTGAAAAAGCTGAGGCAACAAAAGCAGGTAAACCTTGGGTTGGTGTATTAGATACACAAGTTAATCCAAAAGATATTAAGAATGGTTTCTTTGAACTTGATTGGAATAACGAGTTTATTGAGCAGTTACTTGATGTTGGATATAAAGGTGAAACAAACGAAGAAATTATTGACGGTTGGTTTAAAGATGTTGCTAGAACAATTTTGACAGAACAAGGACATGATCCGCAAAGAGAAGCTGGCCATATTAAAATTGTTCCTAGAAAAGATGGCAAAAGTGAAGCATCCTAAATGGGTAGAACAAGTTACCTTTCCGTCAGATAGTTATACACCCGGAATAATCCAACAAAGTTTAGGAACTCGTGTATGGGTTCGTGAGTGCCCAACTAAACCAGATTGGATTTCTGCTAGAAATACAGAAGTGTATGTTAAGAACAAGAAAAAATCAAGACTGTTAATTTCTGTAGGTGAAAGTTGGACCTATGGTGATAACTTTCAAGGTGTACAAAGCGGACTTGGTAGAGATAATATAACATATAGAGTCAATCATTCATTTGCAAGTCATAGTGCAAAAATGCTGGATAGTGATCTAATACTATCAGCAGTTCCTGGTAACTGTAACCAAAACATGTTACAAGACTTAGATCGATTACTTGAAGAATATTCTGTTCTTTATGAAGAAGTATTTGTCCAATTACAATTAACTAGTCCCGGTAGAGACCAATCTAAAATTGAAGATAAACATAGATTGTTAAAAGGTTATGATAATCTTTATACAACTAAACAAACATTAACGAACAAGATGACTGATGCCGAATGGTTTCAGGCATATGATACAATGATGTTAACCGAATATGATCGAATTCTTAAATTACATACAAATGTAAATGGTCTAGTTTGGAAGAATTTTAATCCATTTCAGGTTGACTTTAATACAGAATCGTTTATAATAGTAACATGTCCGTGGGTTAGATTAACTTCACAGATGCATGGTAACGTTTTTGATTTACCTGTAATTAACGAAGCCGGTTGGTGGACTGAGCATTACAGTACATACGGAAATGTAGAAGGTAAACAAGAGTATATGATGAAACAGTTAGATAATTTAGAAGCAAGTAACAAATTATTAAAGACAAGCAGTCTTAATGGATTTCATCCTAATGAAACGTTTCATGCTATATGGGCATTATATATATTAGGCAAAACGGAGTGGGTAACATTATGAAATACGTATTAGTAGACACGGCAAATACATTCTTTAGAGCAAGGCATGTAGTACGTGGTGACCTTGATACAAAAGTAGGTATGGCGTTTCATATTACATTAAACAGTATTAAGAAAGCATGGGAAGACTTTGATGCAGATCATATAGTGTTCTGCTTAGAAGGTCGTAGTTGGCGTAAGGATTATTACGAGCCTTACAAACGTAATCGGCAAGAGACACGTGATGCACTTAGTCCTAGTCAAGCAGAAGAAGAAAAAGTATTCTGGGAAACGTTTGATGCATTTAAAGATTTTGTAACTACAAAGACTAACTGTACTGTTATGCAACATCCTGAACTTGAAGCAGATGATTTAATTGCTGGTTGGGTACAACATCATCCAGACGATGAACACGTTATTATTAGTACTGACGGTGACTTTGCACAACTAATTGCACCTAATGTAACACAATACAACGGTGTTAGTAATACTATTATCACACATGAAGGCTACTTTGATGATAAGAAAAGAAAACCTATAATTGATAAGAAAACAGGTTTAGAAAAGCCTGCTCCTAATCCAGACTATATGTTATTTGAAAAATGTATGCGAGGCGACACTAGTGATAATGTGTTTAGTGCATATCCTGGTGTGCGTAAGAAAGGCACAAAGAACAAAGTTGGCTTACAAGAAGCATATGAAGATAAGAGCACAAAAGGTTACAACTGGAATAACATGATGCTACAACGTTGGGTAGATCATAACGGTGAAGAGCATCGTGTACTAGATGACTATCAACGTAATGTTGTACTATGCGACCTAACTGCACAG